CCTAAACCCAATAAGAGGGGAGCGAAAGGAGCAAGAGTCTTGACGACGGAGGCAATCTGGTCGCCTACCTGCGAACCTCCCGAAACCGCACCGTCGATTCCTGCTCGTTGTCCGCCTGAATTGACTGCTAAACCAGCGTGGAGATTGAGGGGCATTCCACCGTTGTTTCCAGCAGGGACAACGTCTCTTGCTCTTCCTCCACCGATTAATCCTGCGTGGAGAAGTTGGTCGCCACGATAGTCGTTGTGGAAATTGGCGACTCTGTATCCAAGGTCAGTGGTGTGGTCTCTCAATTTCTCCCAGTGCTTCGCATCCAACTCTTTCAGCATACTTGCTAAACCCCTGTTGTAGGGAACATCATACGTAAGATTTGCTTGAGGCATCACTATATATACTGATTTGAAAATAATATTGGTCGAATCGAAAAAGCGAAAAAACAGACCCCTGTTTTCAAGACTTTTTCTTGGGAGCGTTTGCGAGTGTAAAAAGTGATATTCGATATATCGTTTTTTATCAGGATTTCTAAACTATTTTTTACTTTCTAAAAGAGGGGTCTATTTCTTCGCTTTTTCGCCAGACCTAATAGTGCTTGGATAGGCGAGATTTACCAGCAGACATCACTCCGCCAGAACCGACACCTGCCGACATCACACCAGCAGACATCACACCTCCTTTACACTTTCCCATTCCCTTCATCGTAGAAGAACAACGGTTAAGCATCTTTCCACCAATCATTCGGGATACTTCCTGTGAAGTGAAAGCACCGACTTGGCGGGATGCCTTGGTTGCTAATACCATCTCCTTCGTCAAAATACCAGTATAGACGGCAGATACACCCTGTTGGGTAGTAAAGATTCCACTATTGACGCAAATCACGCAGATTTCGGGTTGGATAGTCTGGTTGGTCTGGTTTGTTACACTCACCGAGAACTGGAAGTTGTAGTTTCCTAAAGAACCGCAAGTGATATAGTCTGGAAGAGACAAATCGTAAGCAGGGTTAATAACCAAGAGAGAACCTGTGGTATAGACAATATCTCCTTGTCCTGTGTTGGAATCGACCTTAAGTGCTTGACCCCCGAACTCGACGAATGATTGTGCTGAACCGTTTCGGGCAGACATACGCCACAAGTCATATTGAGAGGCAGAGGAGAGAAGACCTGACTGGTTATTCAAGTTGATACTAACACTGTTGATGATGAATTGAGACATCGTGTCGTTCCAGTCCTGTGAAGACATCGGTTTGCGGACAGTAATCAAGAACAAATCTGGGATTTGGTTGATTTGAAGATTGCTTGATGTGAGTGATTGAGTGGTGAGAGCATCCATACTGGGGTTGTTTCCAGACACCGTCAAGTATCTTGGGTAATCGATGTAGGGGACGATATTCTTGGTTTGAATGAGGTCGCTGGGTTGAGTAGAAAGGAACTTCATCAAAATAGCAGGGTTGGTAGGAGCAGGTTTCACACCGATAGTTCCACTTGAGGTGAAACCGTTGCCCTGTCCTTGGTTGCCTAAAGAAATATTGGTGATGTATCCACTGGAAGACGACCACAAGCGTCGGCAAGTAGCATCGACGTTAAAGGTAAAACTGATGTTGTTGATGCCGAGAAGACCTTGGGAGTTGAACTCGGGGTTGCCCCAGATGAAGGGAGATAAGAATAGAGGTTCAGCAACAATAGTCTGGAGAACAATTGTGAAAACATCAGTAGGGTCAGTAGAAATAAGAGTTCCAGCAGTAACAGTTCCATCTGCTTCTTTTCGTGAGATAGAAACGAAGCGGAGAGGGAAAGCACCACGGGGAACTTGGTCTAAATCGTAGGAGGCAGTTGCGTAATCGGCAAGAGGGTTGTTGTTTGATGCTATACCATCAGCATATACGGCGTATGCTTGGTCGGGAAGACTGGGAGTCATCGAGTTGTATCGGTAAAGTTCCCTGCTGTCGTTCATTCGCAAGAGAGAAGGCAATACGTCTTGAGTATTGATGCTGACGGTGGTGTTGTTGATTTGGGCGGTGGCGGTATTCAACAAGGAGTTAAAAGGGAATGCTTGGAGGGAATCAGTGTTTCCAATATCGAGGGCGGGGTCTCCATCTGGAACGCCAGTTGCGGTGATGGTAAAAGTAATACCAGTAGAGACAAGAAGGTCTCTTCCTAAAACGACGTTCTCACTGGGGACTTGAACGTTGAAAATCAAGGCAGAGTTGGATGCCGAAGTGGCGGGGAATGGTTGATAAGTCGTCTGGGACGCACCTGATTGGACGGCGTAGTCCATATCACTTGTGATGTCCCCGATAATCGAATCCTTCACTAAAACCGTTTTAAAGAGGTCGCTCATCTTATATAATACTCATCATATAAAAAAAACGGGCGGTTGGACGAAATCTCGTCGGTCTAAATCTATTTGCTGGACGACCCTTTCTTCAAAAAGGCAATCTTGATGGTGACCGTTCCACCAGATTGAAGACGGAAGGGGACAAGTCCTCCTAATTTGGTTCTCCAGTAGATTTGTAAATCGATATTGAAAAGAGGTCGGTTGCCGAAGAGGGTAATCAATCGGTATTCGGCAGTCGGTTCATACACAAGATTCGGTTTGTATGTTCCATCGTTGCTGACTAAATCTGTGATGACGTTGAGAGTATCGGCGTTGTTTCCACCGAGGACAACCTGTTGAGTGTCGTTATAGACAAGAGGAGTAGAGACCTGATTGGGATTGATTGGAAGAGTATTGCTGGTGAATACAAAGGCGGTGATTGGCGACCACGATGAAACAGTGCTAAACTCTTGGTAAATATTACAGGCAATCCAAGGAGATGGTGCGGGTTGAGGAGGAGTTGGTGATGGTGTTTGTCCTGAATTGTATGGCGGTTGAATGGTCTGGGTTTGAGACCCTCCTACGGTGCTGGGTTCGAACAGGAAATTACGTCCTAAAGTAACTCCCTGAAATCCCAAATACTTTGCTGGGAAAGACGAGAAGAGGGAGAATAGAGGTGCGTTAAAGTAGATTCGAACAGGTTGAGCGGATGGGAAGAAGGGATTGACTTCGAATGCTTGTTGGAACACGGGTGGTGTTGCTCCTGTGTAATAACTTGCTTGGGCGAACAAGGAAGCAGAAGAACTGGACGTATCCCAAGTCATCACAGGAGCGTATTGAGCGGGAACTACGACAGATGGAGAATGAGCGAGTGCGGTGGAGACTATAGAGTCGAAAGCGGACTTCATCGCCACATCTACTAAATAACACCAATAGGAATAAGAATAACAGTTGTAATATCCAGTCTCAATAACCTGTTGTTTGTTGGCGGTTTGAGATGGAGGAGGAGGTGGTGTAATCGAAGAATCTTGTGGAAACCACTGGATATATTCTTGCTTAACAAATACGTCTCCAGAAATAGGGTCGGTATATTCGAGAGTGACCGAATAGATTGTATCATCACGTTGCGATTGGTTCGGTTTTATCACAGGGATAAAAACAGGTAAAGTTCCTGAATCCACAGTGAAGCGAAGAATCGATAGATTATAATCTTCGGGACAACTGATAAACGGAATAGTTCTCGCTTCGTTGTAGTAAAAAATTGGCGGGACTGTAGTGGTCGATTGGAGATTGCTGACGGTCACATCAAAATAAATCTGGTCGGCACTCACAGCATTTTTGACGACATTCAATTGCGACATATTTATACTATACGTCTATAATTTCTTTTGCTAAATCGACCGTATTACCTGAATCTACCAAACGATTCTTGACCCTTTATCAAATACACCATATTATAAGATGGAGCGACGTAAGTTCCTGTGATTGCTGGTGTCTGTGCGGTTGCTGTTCCAGTGTAGGATATGTCTATACTATCTAACGCCACATTCACCGAAGTGGATGTAGAACGACCACTCCATACGAGACCATACTGATTCGAGAGAGAGTCTTCGTATGGTGTTTGCGTGTGTTGAGAATCCAATAGAGAATCTCGCTGAAGACTTGCTGAAAAAGTAGCATCACTTACACCGAAGGTTAAACTCGGCATATTTGTTTCGGCGAGAGAATAATTTACTGTTCCTGCGATGGAACTTGCTCCGCCTCCACTGTTGGCGTTTGAACCTTTTGGGACGTTCCCGACCAGATTTGG